CTTATGCAATCCATAAGTAAATAAAGTTTCTTCCCTGTGCGCCACGCGAGAAAGATTTAGGTTGTAGTCATACACACCAGCCCGATACAGAAAAGAACAATGCAGATGTTCAACCTTCTTATAGCCTTCAATCATTCCCCATTGAATGTTTGGTTCTAGGTCTATTAAGTCAATCGTGCCAGATACCCTAGATGTATCCATGACAGGCGGGGTTAGGATTGAGCCACCTACTGCGCCAACTTTGTCAAAAAATGTCGTAAAGGAATATAGGCGTTTAAGCACATTAGGTTCTGGTATTGCGTCATCATCCACGCGCCAAACCCATTCATAGCCCATGCTATTTGCCATCTGGTGAATATGATGCTGACCTTTTTTGCCAGCATAAATCCATTCCCACGCAATCTTTTTAATGTCCAGCATTTGAAAAAAATGCGCGTAGATCAATTCATTCCGCATATCTTGCGGTTCATCATTGTCATCAAAGATAACTAACTTATCTACCTTATGCGTCTGGTTAATGATTGCTTGAAGGGTTAGCGGTAAGGTCGTAAAGTATCGACCCCGTGTAGCCACAGAACAAAGAATCATGCATCCCACCTACATAGCATTAAGTTACAACGATTTGTTTCGCAAATGATTTGGGGTTGGTCGGTAATGTTGCCCGCTTCAGATATATAAGCAAATTTAAAGTCTGGGAAATGGCTTTCATTAAGCCCGTGCAATTTGTGATGCTCGCCCCAAAATCCTTGCGGTTCATTCCACGGCACAGAAATTAAAAGTCGTTGGCAATGTTGTTGAAGCATTTTCACAATCTCTAAACCATTGTCTAGATGCTCAATGACTTCAAACGCAATGATGGTGTCCCAAGAATGTTCTAGCCCATCATTTATGTTGGCTTGTTTAAAGTGTCTATGCAAACCCCATGCTTGTTCTTGCGCTACATCAACAATAATTGGGTCGTAATCAAGACCAAGGTAATGCGCTGTTGTTGGCAAAAACTGTGAGCCGTATCCAGTAGAACAACCAACTTCTAAAACATCTTGCCCATTGAAGTTTTGGTTTGCCCAAATGTAGCGTGTGGCTTCCCTTGGAAATACTGGGTCACCTTTTAAGAAAACCGCCCGTTCATAGTTGTTAGATAGTCTCCAACGATACCAATCTGGGTGATGTTCTTTGGCAAGTTTTAATGCGTGTATTTCTAGGATTTGTTCCCAATGGGTTACAACGCTTAACCCGTATATTGTCTTATCTTGTGTCATGTCTTATCTTGGATATGTTGCGTCAACCTTTGTTCCTACTGCCAAGCCTGTGCCAAACACAATGGATGTTCCGCTTGTGACTGTTACATCTGTGCCGTTAACCATCCTAACCCCGTTTACATATACGCTGATTTTTCCAGATGTATAACTTAACGAAGTTGTGAATGTTGTTTGCGCGGCAGTTGCCGTAAATTGATCATAGATTACGCCCGTAGCCGTTCCAGAATAACCAGAGTAACCAGAAAAGCCCGATGTTCCAATTCCTGAGTAACCAGAAAAACCACTATATCCAGAAATGCCAGAACCCGAATAGCCAGAATAACCGCTTATTCCGCTTGCACCATTAGAACCCGTGCCACCTGAGTAACCGCTAATCCCTGAGAATCCAGACCAGCCAGAGATTCCGCTAAATCCAGATGCGCCTTGTGCGCCATTAGTTCCGCTAATACCAGAAAAACCTGAGTACCCAGATACACCAGAACCGCTATATCCGCTAAAACCTGATACACCAGAACCAGAGAAACCAGATATGCCTGAGAAACCAGAGTAACCAGACACACCGCTTCCGCTAAAACCTGAGTAACCAGAAATTCCAGAGTAACCGCTTGCACCGCTATACCCGCTTTGGGTATACATGACTTGTGTAGCAGTAAGAATTACAGAAGGTGTTAATGGGTATGTTGCATTGCCAGCAAGAGTTTCAATGTAAACATTTGCGTTTGTTGTGTCCCAGAAAAGTTGAAACACATCATTTGCCGCAACAGTCAAAACATAATTGACAGTTAAAACTTCAGACGAATATGCGCTACCTTGTTTGTCTGGCACATCAAAATGTGTATTGCTATCAGCAACATTAGTTCCATTTTTCTTTAACCAAACTTGCGTATTTCCCAAAGCCGTGCTGTGGTTTGTAAACTGAATGGAATAAGTAATGCTGTAAGTGCCAGCATTATTGAATTGCCATTGGCTTGCAGATATAAGATTTACGCTATTGCTACCAGCCGTTGTATTTAGCGTTATAGCCGTTGCCGTGTTAGCAGTTGTTGTCTGATTTGTGGTGTCGTAAAAAGAACCATAAGCCCCGATAGTTCCACCTAGACCAGCCGAACCGCTATATCCAGAAATCCCCGAAAATCCGCTATATCCAGATATTCCAGATGCACCGCTAAAGCCAGAAACACCACTACCAGAAAAGCCCGAATAACCAGACCATCCAGAAACACCAGAGCCACTAAACCCAGATATGCCTGAGTAGCCCGAAAACCCGCTTACACCGCTTCCAGAGAATCCGCTAATGCCTGAGTAGCCAGAAGTGCCAGACGCGCCAGAAAACCCGCTTACGCCCGACCCAGAGTAACCAGAAAAACCTGAGTACCCAGAAACCCCGCTACCAGAAAAACCAGAGTAGCCAGAAACGCCACTTCCAGAAAATCCGCTTATTCCGCTAAAGCCAGAATATCCGCTAATTCCAGACGCACCAACTGCACCAGAAAAACCAGAATAACCACTTACGCCAGAGCCTGAGTAACCAGAATATCCAGACACGCCAGACCCACTAAATCCTGAGTAGCCAGAGATTCCGCTAAAGCCTGAGATACCAGAAAAGCCGCTTGTGCCTTGTGTGCCTTGTGCGCCTGAGAATCCAGAATATCCGCTTACACCAGACCCAGAAAAGCCTGAGTAGCCCGACACACCAGAACCACTAAAACCTGAAAATCCCGACTGTCCACTAAATCCAGAATAACCAGATGTGGATGCACCACTCATTCCAGAATAACCAGAATATCCAGAATAACCCATTCCAGAAAAGCCAGAATAACCACTAACCCCAGAGCCAGAAAAGCCTGAGTAGCCGCTATAACCTGAGTAACCGCTATAACCACTTCCACCAAGAAATCCATTTTGTCCAGAAATTCCGCTATATCCCGAAAAGCCAGAAAAACCCGATACACCAGACCCCGAAAATCCAGAATAACCAGAAGTGCCTGAGTATCCAGAAACGCCACTTATGCTTCTATCAATATTGATAGTCTGCGTTGGTAATGGTGTGACTTCGACATTGATGTTATTTTGACCACCGACAGTTACATCTATCTGGTTGACAGTCAAATTTACATCAGTTGGGTCACCCTTTGTGATGCTAAGTTGTGTTGCCATATCAATTTACAACTCCATCAGAACGAACCAAGAACAGTAAAAAGATGATGGAATCTTGCGCTGGCGTTGTGCCAGATGCGGGATAACTAATCTTAATTCGACCACTAAACGCCACAGGGGATGTTGCGTTAATGTCTAGTTGTGTATCTGTGGAAACGACAGACCATGCCGATTCATCTATAACCAAAGTAAATGTACCAGCCGCATCTACTCTGTTAGCAATGGTTAGGTTTACTGCCGTTGGCGTTGATACTGTGTAATCAGCAATGTCAAAACTTAACCCGTAGCGTGTATCTACAAGGTTAGAAATCTGCCTACGAATGATCTGTGCGTCAATTGTTGCGCCTGTTAAATCAATTGGCACACCAGCCGTTGCAAGGGCTAAATTCCAAAAGGTTTTTTGGTTGTAAACAAGTTCGCCAGAAATGATCTGGTTATCAAACCCTGACACTTGGGTCAAGGTATTTTTAGAAAAGAGAGCCATACATAATTTCCCGTACTCAGGTTGTGACGCACCCCGCGTACTCGCAAGGTTCGGATGTATTGTCTTTTTTTAAATTATACCGAAGCAGTTTCTAAAGGTGTTAAATCTTCAGTTGTCCAAAAGTCTTTGGCAAGCATTATTTTTAAATGTTCTTTGTTGCGTGATAAGCAATCTGCCCAATCATCATCTGTCATTTTTTCTGGTTGTCCAGCATTTATAAGAGCCACGCTATCAAGTGCGGCTTTGTAGTGCTGTGCTATTTGCGCTTGTGTAATTTCTTCCATGTCTTATCCTTTCAGAGCCACAAGTTCGGCTTTTACTGTATCTAGTTCTGCTTTTAAGTTTTTAATAGCGTTAATCATGTACCAAGTCAGATTTTCAGAATTAACCGACAAAACACCACTTGATTCTTCTTTTACGCAATCAGGCAATACTGCTTGTAATTCTTGAGCAATAACGCCAAGTTGAACACCAGTTTTTTCAATAATATTTGATGGGTTTAGTTCTGTTATTTCTTCTTTAAGACGATACTCAAAATTACGAATTCGAACAGATGTTATTTTGTTTAAACCATCTGTGTTATCTACAATGTTCTTTTTAAGTCTGCGGTCAGATGTAGTTGACCAAACGGCACTATTTGCTTGGTTATAAACACCAGAAGAACCGCCAAAGTAACCAGTATTAGAGCCTTTTCCTTGGAATGGGAAACCACCTCCAACTACTGTTTCATTAGAATCTGTTGCCGCATTTAGAATTGCATTTCTACCAATACAGGTATTTGTTGCGCCAGTTGTTATGTTGTCTCCAGCCGTATAACCAACGCAAGTGTTATTAGAGCCTGTAGTATTTCCAGAAAGTGCTACTCGACCAATACCGCAATTTGCAGTTCCACTTGTATTAGCAAATAAAGCACCAGCACCAACAGCAGTATTATCGCCAGCAGTATTTGATTTAAGTGCTTCTTCACCTATTGCAACATTACTAGCCCCAGTTGAATTTGAATATAGGGCTTGATAACCTAATGATGTGTTATATGTTCCAGTAGTTCCACTGTAACCAGCCTGATAACCTACTGCTGTGTTGTAAGATGCTGTGGTGTTGGCTTGGAGTGCGCCAAAACCAAATGCCGAATTATTAGAACCCGTTGTATTAGAACGCAATGTCCCTACCGAATTGTCATAACTACCAAAACCAGCGTTTCCTGAACCAGTTGTGTTGTTTTGCAATGTTCCTGAACCAAAAGCGGCAATATATCCAGTCGTTGTATTTGTAGCGGCATTTAACCCAAGGGCAGTATTAAAAGAGGCTGTATTGGAATATAAAGCACCATAACCAATAGCAGTTATAGAGCCATTGGTAGTGCTGGAGTAAGCCGCCTGATAACCTACTGCTGTGTTGTTAGATGCTGTGGTGTTTGCTGATAAAGCACCTACCCCTACACCTACATTTGAACCGCCTGTCGTGTTAGAAGCCAATGCACCTGATATAGAAGTTGTTGTACCACCTAATGCAGTATTGGCTGTACCAGTTGTATTTTGCAATAAAGCATTTGCACCATAAGCGGTATTTTCGCCAGATGTATTTGCTTTACCTGCTTGATAACCAGTAAAAGTAGAATAACTTCCTGTTGTAACTAATCCAGCCTGATAACCAGCCACAAATAATCCTACTCCTGAACTATTTCCGTTTAATGCTTGATAACCAAGTGCCGTGTTAGTAGCAACAGACCCTGCGCCTTTACCTACTGTTAGACCATTGGCGGTTATGTCGGTTGTCCAAGATGGATTCTTAGAATTTGTGGAAAGGTCTAATTTTCCAGATGAATCAACACCATTGGCTAATTGTGAAAGATTAAATGCTTGTGTCATGCCGCGCCCGCCCTTGCAAATGTTTGTTGTTGAAGAATTGTATAACTGTTAGTAGGAGTAACAGCAAGTGTATAAGTCGTTGGATTTTCTGTAAAGTCCACGCCATCCACAAGCATTGCGCCATTAGCGTAAATCTGGAATGCATCCGTGTTATGGTTAAAACTGTATACAGTCTGCCCCGTTACAGTCGTTGTCAATGTGTTTGTAACTGCTGAACACGGCACACTAAAACTGTTTTCTGCAAACTGAATTACAGACATTGAACCAGATACAACATCTGGAAATCCATTCAACGCACCACTTGTAATGTCGTAGTCAATTTCATTGTAAATAGACCCATTGACAAATACCAATTCAAAGCCTGATCGCAAATCCCATGTCATTGGGGTATAACTTGAACCAGAAGACCAAGTTATGTCATATCTGCTAAATGGCGTATATGCCGTGCCAGCATTGCGATAACGATATAAAGGCGTTCCAGCAACTAAACCAGTTGGCGAAGTTGTGAATGTAATTTGTCTAGTTGTGTAGTTAACTGTGCTAACTGTGTATTGCGTTGGCGTTCCAGCATTTACAAAGGTTATCTTGTCACCAGCATTTATGTATTGATAAGGTGATGAACTGGTGCTGTATGTGACTGTTGAAGTTGCCACAGATGCCACAGTAATATTTAAAGGTTCATAATAAGACAATGTAGAAATTGCTCGCATATTTAAGATTACTACGCGATCATTGACAGAACAAGCCACACCAAGAACAACTGTTGTTGATGTTTCTGTGTAATCTGCAAGTCCTAATAAGATGCCGTTTTTAAAGACTAGCACTTGCCCGACTGTATGGGTTACAGAAAATGAAGTTTGTCCAGCCGTTGCCGTAAATACAGATGCCGTGAAATAGAAAGTATCTGGGTCAACCACACCAACCACACGACCATAAACATCAATAGTCAATGCCGATACAGGGAAAGTCTTTTGATTAACGCCTTCACCAAAATTTAAAAACCTATCCAGTTGGGCAATGATTTGACCAGTTTGGTTGTTTACAACTTTAATCAATCCATCTGCTGAAGAAACCGCAGAAGTACCAACGCGAATCAATTGCCCTGTTCGCGTATCTAGGTCAATCATGTTTAAACCATCTGGCAACGCAGACCACAAAGATTGATCAAATGTTGTTGTATCAGATGGGACATAAGAACCCGTTTGGCTTGCATAAACTGCACCACCCGTTGCAAAACTAAATATACGGGATTGACGATTGCTAAAAAGCAAAAAGTTGTCTGAACCAAAATCTGGGTTTGCGTCATACCAAATGTAATCACTAGGATTAGTTGATACTGTTGTATCTGGTTGGTTATGCAAACCAAAATATGTTTTTCCAGTTGGAGACAATGAGAATCCAGCACCAGATGTGCTTGTGCCATACGCAACACCCAAATATCTATCTGAAAATTGGAATGTTAAAGGCCTCCAATCTATTGCAGAACTGGCTGGACTAAATGCAGATGTAGCCATTGAATTGACCATCCGACTAAAGAAGTACCAATTGCCCGTAGGAATACCAGAAACAGTAACTGGGGGCATTGCCACACTATTGCCGTATGGTGTGCCATTGGATTGCACCGCAGTAGTTCCAGCAAAGATTAACTGGCTTGCTGATGGACTAGAAAAAGCAGAATACCAAACTTCCGCATACTGCGTGATACCCGCGCTAGATGTGGTCACATTAACTTGAAAAGACGGGATAGGCGCAGATACCAAGATGTTTGAAATTGTTGGTGCTGGCACAGTTCCAAAAATGTTTGGGTCTGGCAATCCCGTATTGTCTGGCGGATTAAACTGTGTAATTGATGCATCATCAAAAACAGTTGGGTCAAAATTCATTAAAGTTAAATCTGCCGTGATTGCGCCATCATTTGCAATTCTTTGAACAACTTTGCTAATGCGGAATAATTTTGCAACCCATCCATAGTTGGCATTTGTAACAGTAACAATATCACCCGCTTCTAATTGCAAGCCGACAAAGTTAATAGAACAAGTAACTTGCAAATCCATTCTTGCAGACTTTAAGAATCGTGTTCCTAACAGTTGCGCTTGCACATTGTTATTGCAAAGATTTAATTGAATTGTTTGTAAATTAACTGGTTCATTTGGATACAACAAATCTGGTGCGACTGTTGCCAAATCAATTTGCGTTGTATTAAATGCACTATTGATTGTTATGTCTGGATACTGGCATTGTGCAATGTTAAAAGTGTTTGATATATCTAATGAAGATATGCCAATAGTAGAAATCATGTTGGAATCGTTAATGTTCATTGCGACTGTGTAAGTCGGGCTTTGAACAACGGCAGACCATTGACCATAGATTTCGTTGTATTTCAATAAACAATCACAACTATCAGTAATGACTTGCAAGTTTTGCATTACTGGTTTAGTTGTATCAATAAATCCATTCATCTTAAAACGGGGCTGTGTAGCACTACCGCCCGTGTATGGCGTAAATGTGATTACTTGATTGCAATAAGTATTTAGAGCAGTCAGACTTGCTGTATCTATTTGGCTTGTTGGTATTGCCGCACCATATCGCGTATTAGATAAATAGTCATACAAAACATCTCCCGCGCTATTGCGAGAATTTGTTATTTCAAACTGCGTTTGTTGAATGTTTGTAATGCCAGCATTTTGGTTGTAGTTCAAATGAACAATAGCAAACGCACAATTGCTCATTAACTTTGTTGAATCCCATGTATATGTCAATCCACTTGACTGCATAACGCTAATTGCGCTTTGTGATGAATTAACAGGACTATTTGAGCCATTGTTGTATAGATAGATATACAAATGACCGCTAACTGTGCTGTCTGTCGTTCCTGTTGATTGATCGGTTAAGCCAACTACTTTAGTTTGGTCTGTTCCATCAAACACACAAAGTTTGCCACCAAAATAAATGTCACCAAATGTAATTGTGTCTGGGCTAGAACCGCCAGTTACTTCACAAAGTGACATTACATAATAGAGGTCTTGATTGTCTGTGGTGATGCTTAGATCAGTAATCGTTCCACCAATAAATGAATTTCCATAAACAACTGGTAATTTATTGTTTGTGGCTGGTGCAACTTGTAAATTTACGCCTGTATTTAATGATGATTGATTGCTTAATCCAGAATTTGGCGGGTCAGATGCAAAGGTACTGGAAACAATAGATGATGCAACCATTTGAATAGCAAATGACGCGACTGCCGCTTCTGCCGCAGTCAATGCAAATGTTTCAATCAACCATGTGGCAAGTATTTCTCCCATTACATTACCCAATCATTAGATCGTTTGGTTGCGCCAAGTTTAGACAAATCCGCATCAGAATATGTTGAAATGTAGAACTGCGTTATATCGCCTTTGCGTTTCATTCTTTTGCCCAATTCAATATATTTTTTTATCAGCATTACGCTGGTTTTTTTGCTTTTTGCATACCACATGGTTTCTTGCAATATATATACATTTGGTATCCAAAAACAAGGCGCGCGCATAGCACACAAAAACCCATCATCTTCAATTAGCACAAAACCCATACCAGCATAGATTTTTGCTAGTTGTTCATCCACATAAGTACCAGACCATTTATCTATTTGATGCGACAAAGCATTTCCATAATCTCTATGGTAATCCTTTAAGAATTCTTTAATTCTTTCATTATCAAATTTGTTGGCTAGACGAATCATGCTGTTTTACCAAATGGATAATAAATTGTTGATACATAGCCGACCCGTGCCATGCTTGTGTCACCAGCGTTATAAAACTGCCAACTTTGATCATTGGTAAATCTTCCAGCAATCCTGTTTTGAAGAATGATTTGTATGCTTGATGCAGTAACTGAAATAGTACCTATATACATCCGCGCATCTTCCATCCATTGTTCACCAATATTAAAGTTGTTTACATAGCCGTAAAAATATTGATACAAACCGCCCGTGCCACCACCAGTAATTAGATTGCCATCAACATCAAAAAAGCCTTTCCACATTGTTATCTGTGAACCTTTAATGTCTTGTGATAACACCCAACCAAGCAAAGCCGTGTCAATGCCAACAAGTGTCAATGATGTTTGATTTGCAGTAGATTTAAGATCGCGTTGAACATCCGCAATGTTTACCAATGAACCCAATCCATCAAATGTACCAATGCCAGAAATAGTTAATGCTGTTGGGGTTGTAGCAAACCGATATGTCGCAATTGGCGTAATAACTTGCACAAAATCCGCATAGCGAATATTGCTTGTATTTTGGACTGGTGCTATAACATTCATAGGACTAACTCAAATGCTTTGAATGTAGAGTTCCACGCCACAAATGAATCGTTGGTCATTGGCACTAGCGTATAAGTTGGATACTGTTGCAAAATAATTGGAAATGTTACGCCTGTGTAGGTATTGCCACCCATAGAAACTGTTGTGCCGTATTGCCCTATAACGGCATTTATTGCACTTCCTAATGGACCATTGATTAGGTTTCTATGCACAGGAATAGTCACAGTAGAACCAGAACCGCGCAAAACATCTTGTGTGGCAATGTAGGTATACAAACCGACTTGGCAGAAATCGCCAGCCTTAACAATGTATGCGCTAGATGAAATGGATGGTAGGCTTCCAAGAACTAAATTCTTTGCGGCAGAACTGGTTTGCCATTGACACGCAGAAATTTGTGCGCTGGTCATATTGCCTTGGTAAGCAATGTAGTTAACCCAACCAGTAGAACCAAAATTTAAATACTGCGCCAAGGATTTGTCATAGTAACGAAGGTTTGCCAGCAAAGCCCGATTAGTGCTGTATTGCAAATAATTGTTTGGCTTAAACTCAAACTGAAACGGCACGACTGTGATAATTTCAGAAGTAGAAATTCGCTGATTGCGCGAAATGACTTGTCCAACAAATCGTTGGTCATTGATTGCCACAGATTCGGCAATAGCAAGAATGTCGTTTATGTTTGCCATGTTTTACCTAGTTTGCGGCAATGATCGTTGTGCGGTCTGGTTTGCCGCCCAGACTGCGCTTTTGTTTTTAGCCAAAAACTGTGTGGCTGACTGCGTGTCTATCGCGCTCATTTGCGCTATGTATGGACCATTGTAGGTAACGCTTGGTTGATTGCTACCCATAGCACTACTAAGCATATTGTTTGGAATTACTGTTCCAGAACTGCTAGGCACAATCAATTCTGGACCACGCTCGCCAACAATGTATGGGCTATTTGCGTTTATACCGCCACCATCTGCGCGGTAATTAACATCTGGGTTAAATATATTAGCGGGTGAACCACCACTAAACAAAGAACTAAACATTCCCATTCCACCTATTGATTTAAAAATAGATAGGGCTTGCGCTTTAAGTTGAATAGCAATAATGTCTTGAATGATGCTTTGGGCTAATGATTTAAAAGATAGTTTTCCTGTACGCACAAAGTTATCTAGCGCGGAATTCATGTTACCCATGACCGATTCAAAAGCCATTTGTCCACGCTCTAATTCTGTTGTTGCATTGCGGAAATAATCCCCCATAGCCAAACCAAAACCTTGCTCAAAAGTACCTTCGCGAACTGATTTAATTGCTTGATTTCTTGCCCTTGCAAGTCTTTCTGCTTCGTCTGCTATTGCTTGTTCTGTTTTTAATAATTCAACTTTGGATTCTTTATCCAAAATATTATCTCTGCTAATCGCCTTCATCTTTTCCGCACGATTGCTTTCTATTTCATACAAGTCTTTAGAAAGTTGCACATCTTCTTGTCTCATGTGCAAACCTTTTATGCTTAATTCAAACATTGCTTGTTGGTCTTTTAATGATTTTTCTTCAACCATTTGACGCAATGCAACTGTGTGATAAGCATCAACTTCTTTGCGTAATGTTTCCATTCGCAACTTATCTTGATCTTGTAAGTCTTTATTGATAATGCGGTTTCTAGCAAGTTCTAATGCTTTTAACTTTTCTGCTTCTGCATCTCTACCTACTTTTGTTAATCTTTTTGGCGAACCATTAGGTTTATTTGCATCCCATCCTTCGCCAGACCCAGAATCAAATGAACCTAATTCTTGTATTCTTTTAAATCTAGCGTATTCGTCATTAAACTTTTTTAGTTTTTCTGTATTTGCGCCAAACATGGCAAAACCAAATGCAGAAGAAAAGTCAATCAACATTTTCATGTTGCGACCTAAATTATTAAAGGCATCTGATAGTTTGTCTATTTCATGTAATGAAGATTCCAGCCATTGCGTAAATTTCAATGCTGGTGTTCCAACAAATGCAGTAAAGGTTATTAAGACTTCATGCGTAATCTTGTGTAACATATCCCATGCTTTAGCGGCATCTTCAATGCTTTTGGCTTGCTCTTTTGATACATGACTAGTTTTTTCCATGTCTTCAGCAACGCCAGCAACTTCTGCACCTTTCATTGCCCTACCAAGTATTTCGTAAGCCCTTGCTTGCCGTGTTAATTGGTCTGGTATTTCTGATAAACCTTTTAATGTTTTGGCAAACAATTCTTCCATGCTCAAAGTACCTATGTCTTTGAGACTTATGCCAACATCTTTAAATGCCTTTTGCGCTTCAAAAGAACCAGTAGCCGCTTTGTCTACAAAGGCTGTAAATGCATTTAATATTTTTCCAGCATTTTCTGCACTACCGCCATTTTGGTCTAAGGCTTCACCCAACTTTAAAACTGTGGTGATAGCCATGTCATTGGCTTTGGCAACATCAGATATTGAATCCGCAAATTCCAATGCCTTATAGGTCATGGCGGCAAATGCGGTTGCGCCTACTGTTGCAAATGTTTTTGCTTGTGATGCGAATTCAGACAGGTCTTTTTTGGCGGCTTCTATGCCTTTGGAAAACTCCGCGCTATCGATACCAAGTCTTACACCTAGTCTAGCAATCGTATTAGCCATTCTTGAACCTATCCTGTTTGAAATCTGGGGCTTGGGTCATAAACGCCAGAAGACTATTATTAACTGATGCTTTCTTGTCTTGTTCGCTCAATGGCGGATAAATGTAATCATACGCGCTACCCAAAATGTTGGCTAGTTTATAAGGGCGGGAATTTGCCTGTCTCATGTAATTAAATACACCAGCAGTTAGCGACCCTAAAACTTCCAATGTCGCACGATTTCCAATCATGCCATCTGCATACATTGTCTGGATTTGTGCCATTGTTATATCGTCTATGTCTGCAAGTGAATCATGTGTATGCCCATTGAAGATCATTGCGACTTCAACTTGTTTCCTCAATGAGCCAATCAGTTTCCCCGTGATTCCTTATATGTTGGGCTAATCGCTTCTGAAATCTTTTCAATCAAAGTGATCTGCACCGCCATTGGAAATTCTGCTTCCACTTCTTCATAAGTTAAGTCGGCTAATGAATCGGCTTCATTTTCTGGAATAAGCAACTTAATAAATTCAGTTATGCGGTTTTGGGTCATCAACTTTAGTTTGGCAGTCTCGCGCATAGACCGACCATTTACCAGAATGTCGTTATCAACAAATTGGAATTCTTCAGTCTCTTGCCCTTTGAATTGTTCCAAGGGTTTTGCGATCTGGTCATAGACCAACGCAATATCTTCTTCTTTTGGATTCTGGATGCGCTCATACATGGCATCCGATTCAGCCACAGTTGGCACTCTGACTTTGAAGTTATAACCGCCTAGTTCAAACTGACGAATGAATAAGCCTTTGCGTTTGCCCTCATATTGAGAGCCAAGAAGGGATGCTAATTTTGTCATGTCTTTTACCTATCATTTAATGTTTTTCGCCCTGAATTGCTCAACGCGCCTTCCGATTATCTCACCAAGTTTGTTAGCCACGGCAGTTGCGTTTGTCTCTAACGCTGGTCGCATAAATGGATTTGCCCCGTTGTGGGCAGAACCAAACTCTTGGGCAATAGCCCTAGCGTCATAAGGAAAGTTTAGGGATGCGGCATATTCTTTAAACTTCTTTCTATAAGCCGTTTTATCTGTGGCATACAAAGACGCATTTTCTGCATAGAACTGTTGGCGTTTCTTTTTAGGAAAGGCTTTAGTTGTCACCAGAGCAATGACAGTATCAGTCGGGCTTGAATACTTTGAACGCTGGTCACGCTTGTTAGGTCTACGCGCTTCAATCTGCAATGTTCTAGCAAGATCGCCTGTGTCTTTGGGGGCTAGTAGTTTTGCAGTTGCTAGAACGGGTTTCATGGCTTCCCGTGCGGCTGGCACTAACACTTTGCTGGTTGCCTTTTTATCGCCTATTTCATTTGCTAATTCGTCAAATACGGCTAATGCTTCACTCAGTCCAGTTACCTCAACTTTACTGTAAGTAGCCATATCAAGCCTTCTTGCTAATCACCCGTTGGAATAATTCGTTGTTAAGTTCAATTACATAATCAACAACTTGGGATGGTGTTAACTTATCCGCATGGTTGGCGGCAATTTGGTGCGCCAGCGTAATGCCAATAATCTTCTGTTGCAAAAACCCAAACCATTGCTTGTTTCCCGTGTCGGCTTGCGATACCAAAAAGCCAAGCAGATCGTTTGAGTCTTTTATTTGCATTTATTCTTTTGTTGTTTCTACTGGTGTTTCAACTGGTGCGGTTTCCTGTTTTACAACTGGATTCCATTTAGCCAAGGCTTGCAATGCAACCATTTCGGCTGAATCGGGGTCTGCCTTTGTGATTGCTTGTGCAACTTCATTAGCATCCACAACCTGACCCTTCGCTAAAAGGGTTAGGTCGGAATAACTGCTGACCATTACCGCCAGCACATCTTTTAGTTTAGCCATATTAAGTGCTTGCAGTCCAGCCGTACTGATTGCCACGGGGATGGATAGTAAAAGTTACTTTGGCTTCAGCGTTTGGTTGGCTGTCAATTTGCCACTCGCTAACGCGACCATTGAAGGCGTAGTTAACGATTCCTGTGCCATCAGTAGCAGAGATAACAAAGGTGCGGTCAATCATGCCGTTGTAAGCATCACCGCGCAACAACAACAATACTGTATCGCTTGGATTCCATGCGGCAGTAATTGTCATGCTGGTAGGTGCAGACTGCGTTGGGATTTTGTCTGATTGGCGTGAACCAGCGACAGAAAAAGATGCCATAGCGTCATCTTGACCAAATGCGGGGATTGCTTCCACAGGCACTAGATTTCCAGAAATTGCCAATGCGCTTACGCTTGCGTAAACAGAAAGGTTAGCCACAGTCAAAGGCGTTGGGGTTGCGCTTGGTTGGGCATATAGCGTTGCTGAGAAACCAGCAAGAATTTTAGCGGGTAGTGCCATTTTGATTTTCCTTCAAAAAAAGAGTTTGTGAAATTATCTTATGTTGGTACATCAATTGTGCAATCCAGAAAAATCTGCGCCAATTTGTCTGTGTTGTCGTATGAGTTATATAACCATTGCACATCTGCTTTGGAAACATAAACCTGATTGGGCGAACCGCCTAAAAGACCGCTATACCCGTGCAACGATTGTAGTATCAAATTACTGATTGTGAAACCATCTTCTATTAGTTGGGTAAATATAGAAATCTGGAATGTTGGGGTATCTATGCCTTTTACGCCCTGATAAATACCCGTGTAAACGGGTTGATGGACATTGCGTAAATTCCAAGTAATGAACTTGGGTTGCGTTGCAAAGTTGCGGTTAAAAGACGCATATACAGGCACAGGCGTAACAATCTGTTCCAACTGATACTGGATAGCCTTGCCATATAGAACGGGGTTCATTTGTGCCATTACACCGCCACCACAGGGTCATTGCGAACACAAAGGATTCTGACTGTCATGCGATCATCCGCTTCCCGCACATTATCAATGCGCCAATCAAACCCACGCCAATTGATGGAATAAAGGTTTTGGTTGTCAATTATTGTTTTAGTGTTTGGTGTGTAGTTCAAAGTGAAATCCACAATGTCAGAATAAACGCGATATTTCTCAGAAATCTTTACATTGTTAGCCACCGAATGCACACGCGCACGGGTTTGAAACCATAAGGTCTGCGTTGTGCTTTGCTCTCCAAAGGTGCTTTTGCCAAAGGTTAGGCTATTCACAGTTATGTTTTCAAACCGCGCTATTGCCATTTACATCACCAAAGGTTTGTAAGGGCGCAACAAAGTCGACACACCAAATGGAATGTTCTTCAATTGGCTATCAGTTGTATCGCTTCGGTTGTTGTAAAGATGGGTCAAAAGCAAAAGTGCCGCTTGCTTAATCACAGGATAAGCCGACAAAGGATTTGCTGAAGTCGTGTATTCACAAAACACAGGGCTTGTCATGCTGGAATTTAGGTTTGTCGGCAAGGTCTGCAAAACAATCTTATTACCAGACGGGTCATAGTAATAAGTCGTTGATGAAACTGTATATAAAACAGGCGGTTGTGCATCTGACCAATACTTAACCGCATTGACAGTTACGCCAGATTGCGTTGGATTAAAGTTTTGGCTGACTTCTGGCAAGTCCAGCGTTAAAGGCGTTCCATACAGGCTTGCTATGTTGTACCAGACGCGATAACTGGTTGGGAATATGGACATACCCAGATAGTCTTCAATAGCCTGTCTAGTGGCTAATTCCAGACCATATAGATAATCGGCTTGGCTGGTATCACCAAACAAATTTAGTTGTTGAGTAATTTCATCCAGCGTAAGCCAAGGCGTTGCCAAGTCACGGGCAATCTGTTCAACCTTTGCATAGTTGAAAGGATTGCGCGTTGGTGCGCCATAGTTTAGAAAGCCTGTTTGATCAACAGACATAATTAAACCCCGACTAAACGAACACCAGCAAATGGGTCACGCACAGAACTGACCATGCGCTTTTCAGCATATAAGGTTATAAAACCAGCCTGAGTTTGTTCCATTGCTTGCACAGTCATTTCTTCAACATCTGCAATAGTTACAAACCGATTCCAACAGGCTAAATAAATTGCAAACTTACCAGCCCCAATAGTTTCCATGTTGGCATTAGGAATAACGGGGAAACCAAATACATACGCAACTGCACCACCATCATCATCGCCTACCTCAGTAAACATTGGTGCGCCACCAGTAGCACCTTTTAATTTGCGTAGGGCTTGAATAGTGTTGGGGTGCATCATCCAAGCATTGCCCATACAAGACCAATAAGGTGCTGGTAAAGCATTGCAAAGATTAACAATATCATCATAGGCAATGGATGCGCCAGCCTGACTAACAGTTGCAATGGAATGAATGCCGTCTGTGATTGCGTAACCGCTAGAGCCATAAGCCGCAGTTCCCGCGCTTGTGTAGTAATTCAAACCACGCAAGCCATTTGTTCCACCAGTTGTAGTAGTGGTAGTTCCAGATTGATCGTTGTTAAGAATCATAGATGCGCCTTCAATAGACGCAAATTCCATTGCTAAATCTTCAACGATTGTTTCGTTTAAATAATTTACATCTGACATTACTGCCGTGCGAATTGGCAACTGTGCCGTAATCACGCGAGTAGGCAATTGCCAAATGCTTGTGTCTGTGTTTGGTGTGCCACTATTAGGCGTGAATGTATAAGTCCAAGGATTAGTTTGGCTTGCGGCATTACCCGTTTTAGCAACAAACTGAACCGCAGAACCTTGTGCGGGAATTACCCGTGCCGCTTGACGAATTGGGTTTGCAAAACGCAAAGCCGCAAACGCATCATCAAAATAAGTGCGACCACCAACCCCATAACCAGAGCCTGTGATTGCAGACGCTTCGCGCAAATCAATTTTGACTTGATCGCCTGTCTCTAGTGTTTGCTTAATGCCTGATAGGATTTTTTCGGTGATGGTCATTTTGTTTATCCAAATTGGGTTGCAGAAAAAAGGTGAGGGGCGAACCCCCCACCAATTGGCAACGATTAGGTCGCAGTACCAGTTGAACGATAACGAACACCAGCGTTAGGGTCACGCACAGAAGTTGCCAAACGCTTTTCACCAAAGAAGGTGATGAAGCCAGGGGCTGTCTGGTCGTATCTACGCATAACCATGTTCAAACGATCAATGATTGTGTGAAATCTTGAGAAATCAGCAAAATACATTGGGTACAAACTAGATGTTCCAGCAGAGCCAGCAGTTGCTTGTGATGGGTTGTCAAGATACTTGTTCATCACAACATCAAAGCCCAACATCTGACCAATGATGCCATCTGGGTTCAAAGATTCAACAGAATTGAAAATTGGTCGACCATTGGTATCTTGCAGACCGCGAATTGCTTGTGCCAATATTGGGTTAACCATCCACTTAGCATTAGAAGTCCAATATTGTTGTGGCAATGCATACATAGTGTTAATCACATCTTTATAAGCAATTGAGTTTGCGCCAACTGTATTAGCGTTAGAAGTCAATTGATCATAAGTTGCAAGGCTATGCAAGCCTGTGCTAGAGCCAGTACCGCTAGAGCCAAATGCTGGTGTTGAAGTTGTACCACCAGCGTAGGTTGCATTAGCACCAGCGTATTGGTCAAGACCACGCAAGCCGTTAGTACCACCATAAGGATTGCTAGCAGACTGTGCGGCTTGGTCATTATTTTGCACCATTGACAATGCTTCTGATTGAGCAAATTCAACCAACATATCATCAACCACATTGGCTTCTAAACCATCAATATCGTCTAGCGCGGCTGTACGAATTGGGAATTGCACATTCAAATCTTGCAAAACTAATTGCCAAATTGAAGTGTCTTCAGTTGTGGTTGCGCCATTGTTTTGAATGGTGTAACCCCATGCCGCACCAGCATTGCCAGTTTTAACGCGGAACTGATAAGAAGAACCATCAGTTGCAACTGTGCGAGAAATGCCACGCATTGGGTTAGCCAAACGCAAAGCAACAAACACAGGGTCATAACCAGTTCTACCACCTTGGTTATTACCGCCAGCAGTCAATGCAGATGCTTCAGCCATGTATGCACCATATTGGCTTTCGTCTTCAAACATCTTCAATTCTTTTTCAACATTGCGACCACCTTTGTAGTAGGTTGCAATTTGCTCTTTCACCGCACGATTCACATCACCGCGAACAGTTTTGTGTGGGGCGCGAATGATTGCTGGTGCTTGAACAGATGCGACTTTGGCTTCTAAAGCAGAAACTAATTCTTGGAATTCCGCTTTAACGGCTTCCACAGATGCTTGTGCTTGTGAAGTTACTTCTTCAATCTTGGCGGTATTTGCCGCTTCAATTGCGTCTAATTTTTCAATGATTTCTTTTGACATGATTAACCTTTCAGTCGGGTATTGAGTTGTTTAAGAATCTCGCGGTCATTTAAGGCTTTGAGAATCTCTGCTTCGGTCACATCCACATCTGAGTCGCTCAGTTGGGGCGCATTTTCAATAGGCTTGGATGCATCACGCAATTCCAAAACTTTCTTGAAGATAGATGCGGCTGTGACCGCATCCTTTTTAGACAGGCTTGCATCTCGCAACGCCCGTTCCAAAACTTTTAAATCGGCAGTTCCATCAGCGCGGAAATACTCTAATTTCTGCACTTCTGCCATTGGATTATTTGGGTACATCACCACAGACACTTCACGCAAACCGCCTTTGGTGATTCGGAAATATGCTTCATCACTTTGGTCGGGTTCGCCATCTGCGTTGACCATCATAAATTCTTCAGCATACGCGCCAACTGAAACGCCACCAAACATATTTGGTGATTCGCACATTACTTGGTAAAGGTCTGAACCCTGTGTGGTGTTCATGTAAATGCGACCTTCTGCGGTCATGCCTTTATCGTCAAACTCAAATGAAGTCCATTCGCCAACTGGTATTGAATCAGCATCATGGTTTACAAACATTGGCAATGGTCGACCTTCTTTAGAAAAGGCTTCTGCCCAATCCATAAAGGCTTCTGGCTGATAGTTAAAACGCCTACCATCTACGCCTTCACGCGCACCCCATGTAGTTACAACGGCTTCAATCTTCCCTGTCGGTTCTGCGTTGCCTTGGTTTTCCAAAACCAATTTCGCTTCGCATACCATCATTAAGTTTTGCGTCATGGATTACCTCATTGACTTTAGTACGATCTATGTCTTTTATTGTAGTCAATGGTCTGCCACGCTTATTTGGGACAGATTTGTGTCTGTATTTTGTAAGCAATGCTACCATTAAATCAAAATTATTGGACAATTTTATTTGCCAATGTTCATTTTGTTGGTTTGATTCCCGCCACCACCGCCCGTATCTTGAGGGCTAGTGCCTTTAATCGGATCACCAGATTTTGAAGAATTGAGTTCATTTGCACCATCCATATTTGATTTGCCAAGATATTCACGCGCTTCGTTAGGCGTGAGTATCCCCGCATTTACACCAGCAACCACATAGTTCATTTGATCTAGTGGTGCGCCTTTTAGGAAATCTTGCACATCAAATTCTACGCACAAATTGGGATAGCCTTTTAGCAAAGACTGTTTCAATTTCTGCTGGACATTCACAATGATTGGATACATTGTGGATTTATAGAATTCATCTAGCATTGTCTGTGTATTGTTGTATTTCTGATCGCCAATATGCAACATGGCTGGCGGTACGCCATATAAGCCACATATCCGCTTCATAGTCTGCATCTTTAAATTTGCCAAATCTGCATCTTGCAAAGTCAACATTTTTAAAGGTTCATATTTCATGCCCTGATCTAGCAACATACCCTGACCAACTTTACTTGGGTCTGTTTGCTGACTGCCAACCATGCTAGACCATGCTTCTTTAAGTCGGGCGGCAATTTCTTTATATTTGCCATCTGGAATTACATTTTCTGTAATAAACATTCCAGAAGGTTTTGCGCCATTTAGCATAACAAAGTTAGCATATAAATCTATATCTTGATCTAATCCTACTAATTCTGCCGCCAAAATTCCTTTGTTAAAACCCGCAGAACCTTGCCATGCCATATCTTTGCAATGCATGATTTGGTGTGATTCCAATGGTTGATCTTTGCTAAACCCATAAGAAGGCGTAGACAAGCGATAACTTGGATAACGGGTTGGTGTGATTTGAACGGCAATAAGTGTGCTGTCCATTTCATACATTTCCAACGGGGTTTGCATTGAATCTTTTTGGTCTTTTCTCCACCACAGGGTAAAGGCTTCACCAAGCAATTCATGCCACATCATCCATTGATACCAAAATTCATAACTGCTTTGAAAGTTATTTGGGTTGGTCAGTAATGAATAAACTTGTTTGGCTTTTGTTTTATTTCGCTCTGCAACGCTTTCATCTGTCAATGCATTTACATAAGTGCCATCTTCAGACAAAGCCATAATCTTTATTGGCAACTGCGCCAATGCACGGGCTTTGACCGCCACGCATGACATTACTGTGCTATTACGCGTGAGTAATGTTGTGTCAACTGGTCTGCCAGCAGTCGTTGTTGTGGCAGTTGTGACATAAAGAATCTGCGTGTTTACTGTTGGGACTTTATTGTTGCCCTGATAAACAATGTTATTACCTAACGCAGTTTGACCAAATAGCGTGTTTGATTCTTTGGAAATACTATCTTTTCTTTTGAATATGTCAAACATTCCCATGATTTCCCCTTAAAAGGTTCTGAATCCAAACCCTGACATTGTAGGATTATCTAGCGAACAATGCATTGCTATGATTAAACTGATTATGCCATCAACTTTTGCAGACTTGTCGGCTTCATTTTTACGCACTTTTACATTGCCGTTTACATCTTCGTAAACTTCGCAGTTACCTAATTGCCATCCAACAAATGGGTTGCCGTCATGTTTAACCCCGTAATTCATTATAAGTTTTTCAATGTGTTTACTTGGGTTACTTAATACCGCCATACCCTGACCGACCTTCTTTACAGGCAAACCAGCATCATGTAGCCTAGCCACTAGGCTTGCCGCGTTATAAGCATCAAAACCAATTTCCTTCACATCATATTTAGCGCATTGACCAATAATGTAATCGCTTATTTCGCGGTCATCCATCACATTGCCTTCGGTCACATGAAGAATGCCATTCTGTCGGGCAACCCTAAAAATATCTCCGTAGTGTTTAGGTATAAGGGCATATCCATCTTCTGGCAAAAAGAATTTAAACTCTGCATGAAAGTCATCATCAGCAAATCTTTTCAGCGTACAGACTGCGTTTAAGTCACGGGTTGCCGCCAAGTCAAACCCAATAAATACCGCTTCTGGTTCGCGCTCTCCAAGAAGTATGCATTTAGGGTCATCCCAATAAGAACGATCAACCCAAGCAGAATTTGCGCTTACATAGATATTTAGCGTCTTGCAAAGAAATTCATTTAACGCGGCTGGCTTATGTTTTGATTCTTCTGCTCGTTGCGAAATGGCTTCGTCATAGACCGAAATGCCGTGCATTGGATTTGCCTTCATCCAAGAAGATTGTTCGCGCCAATCATCCTGTGGGTCTAGTCCATACAGTAAACCAAACCAGCGCGGGTTATCAACCACATCACCTTTGAGCATAGATTCCAGAATGCTCATGTCTTCATAAAACTTGGTTTCTTTGGTAAAACTCGCAGTCGTAATATAAATCCGCAATGGGTTTTGTCGTGCAACCATTCCAGAAAATATAACTTCAATTGAGTTTCTATCCACGATCTGGGCGGCTTCATCAATGATGGCGCAAGATGGGTTCATACCATCACCCGACTTTTTTGTGTCGCGGGATAACGCCCTAAATTTTGTTTGGGCATCACCAGTTTTGGTTATTTGATTTCTTTGCACCTTATATAAATCTGCTACATCAGACGGCATAGATTCGACAAAACCAGATGCGGCATTAAACACAATGGATGCTTGGTCGCGGCTGGTTGCCAAGGTGTAAACCTCTGCACCCGCTTCGCCAAATACTAATTCGTATAAGCCAATTGCCGCAATTAGGGTTGACTTTCCAGCCTTGCGCGGAATAAAAATAATCACATCCGACACCATCCGATTGGCTAAATTCTTTTTACTGCGAAAGCCGTAAATGGCGCAGATTATAAAAACTTGGAAAGGTTGAAGTTTTAAAGCCGTGCCAGCGTCTGGTCCTTTGGTGTGCTTTAGTGTGGATGCAAATTCCAAGAAATGGTCAACATATTTAACATGGAATTCCCAAGCCCAATTTCGGTCTTCGAGTTGATTAAGAAATCTTTGAGCCGCAAGCCGTACATTTTGACAAACAAGGATTTCACCCTTAACGACTTGGACTGCATAAAGAATCCCGTCTTCGTAGGTCATGGTCCATTTAACAATTTGGAATATTTGCCACCTTCAACTTTATTGGTAGCAAGCCGACCTTTAGGTGTAAGCCCAAGTTCATTCATCAGCACAACTGCACGGGACAGGGATTTGTCTGCGCCAGTTAAGAAAGGGCTTATGCCTTGCGTCTGTCCAGAATTAAAAGTTGTGACTATTCCCTGTTCTTGGATTCCCTTTATGCAAGAAATATAAATCTCCAACTGCATAGCCAATGCGCCAAGAATATGTTTGTCTTGGTCTGAACCTATGCCATAAGTTTCCCAAAGAAAGTCTGAAGTCTCTTTAATAAACTTATTTCTGTCCCATGCGTCTGGGTTGTCCAACCATTCAGCCTTTGGCACTCTGCGTTTAACTTGGTCAGGCAAAACCCCCGCTTTGTGGGCGGCTTTAGTTCCATGCACCAAGTGAAGTTCGGCTGGTATTCGGTTTGTCATGGTTTTTAGTATACCAAAAGACTTAATACCCCTAATATCTAAGTCAATCTGTGAAAGATTGCC